AAAAGTAGGTTAGTATAAAGTCAATGGCATTTAACAATTTTTACGATTTAGATAAGGGTGATCTTAATAAAGCTTCTGAAAAGAACACAGAGCATAGACTTGGGCGTTACATTTACAGAAGAATTGATAATACTAATTACACGATTATCCCTAATCAAGATCATTTTATTGAATTCCATAATTTGTCGGGTAGTCGAACTTTGAATTTACCTGATCTTGCCACGATTCCAGTTGGGCAAACTTATATTATTATGAAAGATGGGTCTGGAAATTCTGTTATTTTAGATGCTTTTGGTACACAAACAATTAATGGCAGCAGCACGTATACGCTTAGCGGTTCTCACGCTAGTATTAATCTAATTGCAACCTCAACGGAGTGGCACACATGGTAAAACGCATTGAACCGTTACCCGAAACGCTACCAATATTTGACACGGAGTATTTAGACCATAAGCTAATTCAGGATTTATGGCAGATATTTGTTGCTTTTCGCCAAGATCCGAATAGAAGCAGTAAAATTCGCCCGACTGGTGATATTGCTTTACGAATTTATGGAGAAAAATTAGGAGAACGTGGGCATAGAAAAAAAGATAGAGCCGTTATTTTAAATATAATGCACCGTTACGGGTTTTCTGAAAGGTTTAAAATTGGAGAAAAAGCTTATCTTCGTAAGTTTAGGGAAGCGAATAAACAGAAGGAAGAATCTTTAAAAACTCAAGCCCAAATGCACGATGAGTTAGGGAAAGAAGTTTACGAAAAAGCAGTTAAAGCACTAGCTCAAGGTTATGGGTATAGAACTGTAGCTACAAGATTGAACATCCCAGAAAGTACCGCAAAGAGTATATCTTGTTCAAGACCAGTACAAGAATTAATTAAGGAGTTAAGGGATAAATCTTTACGTAAAACGGAAAGTGAAATATTTGAGGAACTTATGACAGAGAATAAAGAAGTTAAAGATAAGTACACGCAGTTAATACCAAAGCTTGCTCAAACGGTAGAAGATTTGCAGGCGAAGATGGATAAATATATTGAAGACCCAGAAGCTTACGGGATTTCGCATGAAACTGTTTTTAAGGAAAGTATCAAAATAATGAAGATGTTTGGCGAAGCAACAGATCAATTAACCCCGAAAAAAGAAGTTAAAGGCGGGCAAGACGAAGCGTATAAGATTATTATTGAAATGTCTCAAAAAAACCAATTACCAAGTGCAGAGGCAGAAAAGTTACTTGAGGCGAAATACCAACCACCGAAATTACTTGAATGAAGCTAGACAGATTATACAGCGATGAAGATTTTACGCCTGAGTTTATTACTTTAAAGATGACCCAATGGGCGAATGACCCTTTTCTTTGGATGGTTGAACAGGTCTTTACGATTGATGAATCGGACAGAGGTAGTCCATTAAAACGCTTTCCTCCTTACGCTTATATTAAGCATTTAATTGATGAATACTTTAAGAATAAAGTTATAGTCGTTAATAAAACAAGGCGTATGATGGCAACGCATATTTTTAGTACATTAATGGTACATCAGCTTTTATTTGTTCCCTATTCTGAAAATGTTATTGTTTCAATAAATGAGGATAGGGCTAAAAAAGTAATTTCAACTCGATGTAAAGCGGTATACGATAAGTTAGATTTTCGCTTTCCTTACCCTAAATTAACCGAAGGAAAAGAGATTAGGGTTTCTGAAATGCGAAATCCTATAATTGGTTCAACAATTACAGCATTACCGTCAGGTTCAGATAAGTGCAGGGGCTTAACAATTACTAATGCTTTCTATGATGAATTGGCTTTTCAGCAGAATGTAGATCAAAACTTAAAGGCTTTAAAGCCTGCTTTAGAGGGCGGAGGGAGAGCAGCTTTAGTATCAACTCCACGTTTTGGCACTAAATTCCAAGAGCTTGTAACCAAAATTGCTAAAAATGCACAGATCGAAAAGTTGATGACAGGCTTGGCTAAATACCGCAATGAATATAATCAAACTGTATTACAGCTTCATTATACCGCTAACCCGTTCAAGCGTAGTGATGAATGGTATTATGCTGAACGTTATGGGTCTTATCCTAATGGGGAGCCGATACCTGGAGCATCAGGGGTTGATACTTACACTTGGGATCAAGAATATGAACTTAAGTTTACTGTTCCAGTAGGTAAGCCCGTGATTCCAGAATTTTCTAGAGAAATTCATTGTGAGCCGTATAAAGATTACCCTTATGACGAAGATTTGCCTTTGCATGTTGGTATCGACTTTGGGTCACACTACCCTGCGGTTGTATTTTTCCAAAAGGATTCTTTAAATCGGTGTATTTTGCATGATGGAATTTTGGCGGAAGACATGGAATTAGAAAATTTCATGGCTTTAATCGCTGAATATATTGCTACTCATTTCCCTGATGCAGAATTTATATTACACGCAGATCCAGCAGGGAAATCATCGAATAGCCAAGGTACTGCACCGCCTGCATTTAAAATATTAGAAAAATTTTTTAAACGAAAAGTTCACGGAATTAAATCAGCTCCATCAGATAGAGCGATTGCAATACGGAATAAAATGTCTCGCAGGGTAGGGGATGCCATGGGGATAATCGTTAATCCCGCAGGAGGAATGTTTATTTCTAAAAACGGAGATAAACGAAATGGGTTATTTGTTGAAACTTTTGAAACAGGCTGGGTTTATGATATGCCAAAAGAAGGAGCGTATCATATTAAAGAAGAACCGAAAAAAGATGGATTTTATGACCACTTAATGGATGCCTATGGCTATGCTTTTATTAACGTATTTCCTCTATTAAAAGGCAATACTCTTACGAGAACACCTAAGCCGAAGCGTAAATTCTTGCATTATTAAAAATAGAAATATACTTTAAGTGTAACTTACCCTATAGGAGATTTTAAAATGGCAAGAACAAATTTAAACATTGTTGGCGTTAGAGCAGCAAACGCAACAGATTTAGTTGATGTTACTGGAGTTGATACTAAAGACACAATTGCTCCAATAACAGACGGCAGAACAGATATTTTAGCAATTGGGGCAAACGCTGCAAACGGTACTCCAATTTCATCTTACAATGGCATAACTTCAACGCTTAAGCAAAGTTTAGCGATACATTACGATTTCGCAACAGATGGCGGGGCGATTGGAGAAATTCAATTAAGAGGCGGAGTGCTTCCAAAAAATGCGGTTATCGTCAATGCTTGGGTTGAAGTAACTACTGGCTTCTTACCAGTAACAACTTCAACATTCGCAATTGGTCTAACTGGTGCCGCAACAGCACTAAGAACAGCAGTCGTAGCAACTAGCGCTCCAGCAATTAATACTGCGGCAAATGTTGCGGTAATTGCTCCGCAAACTCCAGCTTCTTTCCCAGCTAAATCTACAACTGCGGATAGAAATTTCATTGCAACAATAGCAGCAGGTGCTTTCACGGCTGGTGCTTTTGTTCTTCATATTGATTACGTTGTATCTCAATTAGATACTACAACTGCTGCAACTAACTAATAATGGCTGATGTAACTACTGCTTTATTAAATGGCGTAAGCCCTAGTACAACAGGGACGTTTTATTCTCGTGGGTTCTCAACAAGAGACCTGCGAGATATTTCGTTTTTTCTTTTAATGCCTTCAACAACTGGCACGGTTAGCACGCTTGATATTTCGATAGAAGAATTTGACACTATAGACGCAAATGGTGATCCAGCAGATGCACACCGAATTAGAACAGTCTCTTTAACAAACCCATCGGGAACAGTCGTAACCGCTTTTACACAGGTAGTAGCAGGTACAAGTTCCCCTAATGCGACACTACAACAAAAATTAAATTCCAAGGATAATAACCTAAATAAGTTTATTCGTGTAAAATATGTAGTAGCAGGCACGGCAACGCATTTTACTAATATCAGTGTGGTCATGGCAGCAAACCAAAAAGTGTGAACAAGCTTAATATAAACGAAATATCGGACAATCAACTAGAAGCCTTTTCTAGTCATATCAATACATTAATCAATTCAGTCAAAAATAATAACGATTTTTATACTTCAAGAGCAGTTATAGACAAGGTTATTTTACAAGATGAAGATGTTGATTTATCGGACCGTAATAGTGTAGTTTATCAAAGAATTAACAATGATAATTTAATTGAACGTGTTGTTGAAGAAGAGGATATTGATGAATTTTCAACGCTTAAAGACCCGATTCTATATAGAATTTATCGGACTTGGGTAAACAATATTAAAAATGCGTGCTTCCCAACGAGTGGGGATTATGTAAACATTGACAGAAATTTTAGCTCTCAATTTTACAAAATGGGTTTAAAGAAGTTTTTACCCGAAGTTAATCAAGCATGGATTAACATTATTAAAACTGAAAACCAAAGATTTAACTTTAAGAAAAAATATTCAGCAGCGATAGCCGAGTTAGTCGCTTACGGAAATACGGGGATCGTCCATTATTATGATCCATCGGAGAACATAGTTAATATAAAAACTCCAGGGATTGGAAGATTTAGCATTTACCCAATGACTGATAATTGGAGAGAGTCTAATTTAATTCTTGAATACGATATTAATTACAGTGATTTATTAAACAGGGCAGATTTAAACCCTGAGCTAGTAGAAGCAATTAAGCCTGTACTAAATTATAACGATTTAGGAGATAATCAGTTTACTGGTTCTACTTCTCGCTTAACAGATGTAACGACTCAAGCACCTTATGGTCAAGTTCGCTGCTATGATTTATTTTTACCAAGTGTTTATTTAGAGGATAGCGAAGATCGTAAAAATCCAATTACTGCTAAAGGGGTTTACATAACCGCAATACAAGCACCAGAAACAGTAGAGGGGACAGACTTAGAAGCTTTTGGCTTTAAGGATAACTTAGTTATATTAGCGGCATATCAAGATGTAAGCCCGCACGACCACGGAATATGTTTAGCAGCAGCAGGAACAACCTTGCCAGGTGTATTTTATCATCAAGGATTTATTCGACCATTCCTATCTCATCAACTGCTATTAAATCAATTAATTTCAGGAACATCTAGAGTTGTTGGTTTATTGTGTGATCCGCCTTTAAATATTATTCGTAATCAAGATTATGATTATGATAATAGATCAGAGATTCCAGAGTTTGAACCTGGGGCAATGTATGAAGGCTTTGATGTTAAAGCTTTAGTTCCACCAGAATATAATCAAGTAGTTTCCCAATATGGAGCTTTAACACAGGTAGTAACTAATATTGTTGAGCAGAGTTCAGGACTAAGTAAAGCTCAAATGTCGGGAGTTACTTCTTCAAGAACTTCTGCAAGTGAGATTAAAGAAGTTGTATCAAGTGGTCAATTAAATATAGTTGATGCTTCTAATCAATTTGACGAAGAGGTTTTACAACCTTCTGTTAGCAATAGGATTATTTTAACTCAACAATTTTTAAGAGAACAAATACAAGAGATTGAAGACCCCGCAATGCGTGAAGCGATGTTATTAGAGAACCCATTATTTGAACGTTTATTAAACTATTCAGGCATTGAGGAAATGTATGAGCAGTTTTACGAAGAGAACCAAAATGAACTTGATAAAAATTCCGAAATTTTAGATACGATAGAGGGATTATTTGGAGAGATTGAGCAACTTCAACAATTTGCAGCTTCTCCACCTAGGGATTTTGTACCACCAGATGTTACGATAAATCCTGAAACTTTAGAGCAAACTCCAAATGCGGCAGAGATCGAACAGCTTAAAATGCAGCACGAACAAAACGAAAAGGCTCAGCGAGATCAAGCTTTAAACGATGTTAAGTTAAAACAAAAAGAAATTGAACGTAAGAAAAAAGAGATTAATCGGAATGTTCAAGAAATCCCAGAACCATCTCTAGGCTTATATTACGACTTACTTGTTTATCCAGTTAAAGAATCAGATGTTCAGATCACTGGGTCTAAGACTACTTTAAGCAAAGAATACGCAAGACAAAACTTAAAAGAATTTGTTGGTTTCTTGCAAGCAGCACCAGAGGTACTTGCAGAATATGACATGAGTTCAGTAGTAGAATACTTTGCTAGAACTTTATCCATTCCATTAAGCAAACTTAAAAAAGACGAAGCAGAGAAAAGAAGAGATGAAGCAGCGAAACAGCAACAAGCAGAATTTGAGCAGCAGTTACAATTAAAGTACGCTCAAACGCCTGGAGCTCAACCCCCAAAGTTTAGATAAGTTATGCAAGGCAAAGTACAAAAATTTATTAAAGGCGGAACCAGTCAATTTGATGCTCTATTGGATAAGGCGATTGAAAAGGTTAGGACGACTTACCCTAACGAATGGCAAATCATTTTAGATTATATAGATTCTCAAGCAACAATTACGCCTAAAGTTTTGAACCTTACAATAGAAGAGGCGGCAAAAGAAGCTTATGGGATAGGGAAAGTGTCAAAAATAGTTTATAGATTGACAAATTTTAAAGAAGAATAGATAGGAGAAAGACAAGATGACTGATGAATTAAACATAACGGAAGAGCAAACCCTTGATGGAGTAGAAGCGACAGTAGAAGAAACTGCAACAGAAGAAGCTCAAGGGATTGAAAGCTGGCTAACGGAGGATGAACCAGAAGTAAAGCAAGAGAATGATGTATTACCAAATGCGGTAAAGGATTTATATGCAGAGATCCAAGCATTAAAAGCAGAAAAACAAAAACCTACACAACAAGAAGAAGAGAAACCCGCAGAAAAAGCAGCTACTTTGGCAGAAATGCAAAGGCTGTTAGACCAAAGAGACCAAGCCGCTAAACAAGAGAAAATGCTAGAAGCAAATTATAATGCTTGTGCTGCGATGATTGACTCTTATTTAGACGGGGTAGATGTTTCGATTAATAAAGTTTGCGGAGAGGACAATGCAAACAAAGAATTTTTAATCAACTATGCAGAGGAATCCTTGCAACTTGCGATTTTAAAAACTCGCATACAAGCAGAAGCAGCAGGAAAAGTATTAATCCCTAAAGATATAGAGCGTATTGGGAAAGAACATGCTAAAAAATTTGTATCTGTTTTAAAGAAATTCGGGAAAGATCCTACTGGACCAGAGACAAAAGCTGGAGCGATTAGCACGGCAGTTAAACCTTCAAGCCTTAATGCAGTAGAAAGAATAAACTTTCAAAAAGAATATGCAAAAGCAAAGCAAGAAGGGAAATTGACTTATCAAATGGCAGTTAAGGCTAGAGAAATGGGTCTAAATTTGAATAAATAAAACAGAAATATACTTTAGATGTACCCCTTAAGAAAGGGGCAAGTCTAAGGAGATATTTCACAAATGGTAAACCCAATTAATAGTGTTCTTTCAATAAATGATGCAAGAACGTATTTGGAAGATGTCCAATCGGACATCATTAAAACCTCTGGAGTTAGAGCACCTTTCTTGATGAAGCACATGAGAACCGTTAGCAAAATGGGCTCTAAAGTTCAATGGTTTCAACAAGCAATTTCAAGGGGCGTACTTACTTTAGCAGGTACTTACTCAGCAGGTGCTACAACAATAACAGTATCGGCTCCAACAAGAGCTAACCCGTTTGATACGGAGATTAAGCCTGGTGTTACAAGATTAGTTAATCAATCTGGTAGTGCAAAATGGTTAATCACTGGGGTGAACGGAACATTTACAAGTTTAACAGTTCAACTATTAAGCGGTTATTCTGACCCGTCAAGTTTAGCGACAGGAACTCAATTATTTACAGATAGATCAGGTGAAATTGGTGATGGCTTTGGAGCGAATAATGACGTTGCATTAGCTGGTTCTGATTACAACTTCTATTCTAATTTCTTCCACGATATTCAAATTGCTGGACCAGTAGCAAACGGCAAATTTAATTACGCTGGTATCAATGAATTGGATTTTAGTAATCAAGAAGAAAACTTACTTCCAACGATAATTCGCATGCTTGAAAGAAAAGCACTTAAGGACATTCGTTTAGAAGGTTCAAATCCATTAACGGCAGACGGCTTTACTAGAACTTCTGGTACTGGAGCTCAAGCTGGTGGTGTTAAATTTTACATCGAGAATGGTGGAGGATACACTGTTACTGGTGGTTCTGCAAGTTTAACAGAAGCTACAGTAGAAGCAGATGTAATCGCTCTAAGAGATCGTGGAGCATTACAAGGTCCTAAAGTATTCACTAGACCAACTGATCTAACTGAAATCGACATGTATGTATCAGAGAATGGTTTATCAGCATTGCAATCACAAGTTCGTTTCCAAAGGGAATCAGCACAGAATACAGATGGTGGCTTAGGTTCATCACAAGCTTACCACATGCTTGTTAATGGCTGTAAGCTAAATGCTCTTGTTTCTGATGGTATCGGTGATAACGAAGTAATCTACATCCCTCAAATGAACGATAACGTAATCATTAATGTTATGAGAATGTTTGAGAAAGTTGGTACTCCGTTTGAAGATGGTGACGGAATCAAACAAAAATACGGTACTACTTTCACTGAATGCGTAAAAGCTCCATGGACTCTAGGTTACAGAAACAACTTAGTGGTTATCTAATACAAAAAAAAGAGAGGGGAAACCCTCTCTCTTTTCTTGCTCAACATTATAACAATAGCATTAAAGAAAAGTAAGGAGAAGATATGCCATTTTTAGTTCTAGCAGGTGCATTACAATACGATGGGGATATGAAGCGTTATTATAATAAACCTCATCCAGCGACAGGTCTACTAGAAAAAGTTTTAGTTCAAGACGGAGAATACACTACCCCATTACGTTTAGGCTTTGGAGATGAATGTAATTTTATCGCAAGTTCGCCTGAATTTAGAGAAGTCGTTTACAGAGGTGTACCAAATCTTAAAGATAAAAACTGGACGATAAATCCAGTATGGAGAGTACCATCAAATCGTTATTTTAATTTGATAGAGAGAAATGGTGATGAGATTGATTACACTCCAATGCATCAAGCTTTTTTAAGATTATTAAAGTTTTACAAATTAAATCTAACCCAATCAGATCAGGTAATCTGGTATGAACCTGATATTGCTGACATTATGATTCAGAACTGGGGTTCTCAAAAAAACTGGCATTTCCCTTTATGGTTAATTAAAGAATTAGTCAAAATGGGTGAATTTGAAAATGCTTTAAAACGCAGGAAGTTATTATCCGATGGTGGCGAATATGTTTTAACTCAGCAAGAGTATGAGCAGTTAATGGGAGCTATCAAGGAAAGAGAAGCGATTGAGGCTGAAACATTGCAAGAGACAGAAGAGTTAGGGTTAAAACTATTACTTAAGGGCTATTACGATGACAAAAAAACTCAAACGATAAGAGATGCAATGCCTGCAACCCAAAAGGCGAAAAAACAAAATAAAGATCGTGGAGAATTACAACAAATGATTTCAGGGCAGTTAGAGAAGGAGCAAGTGATTGCCGATAACGTATCTTAATTTACTTAATGATGCTAGGGGGTTGGAGGCTGATTCTCCAATCCCTTTAATTGAAGCAACGACTGCAACAAGCGGTAATGCTTTAAAAGGTATTCAAGCAGTAAATCAAGCGGTGCAGTGGGTTTTAGAATCTTCTTCTGATTATGATTTTTACAATCCTGTAGAAAACTTAACGGCTACATCGGGTAATGCTATTTTAACTGCTCCAGTGGGCGGCTGGGATCCTCAACTGATTACTAAATTAGTTTTAGTAGAAGCAGGGGAAAACTACTCTGAGATTTTACCTCGTTCTAAAACAGAGGGTAAAGAGTTAGAGTTTATTAACACTAATCAAGGTAGACCGCTTTATTATTATATTGACGAGGGAGTGGTTAATTTAGTTCCTATTCCTGATGCGGCTTATACAGTTCAAGCTTTTTATAATTATGAAATGCTTAGGATTACAGCAAGTAACATATCGGGTAATATTGTTTTCCCTACTAGCTTTCAAAGAGCTTTAGTTTTAGCTACTCACGCATGGTTAAGAAAAACTAAAGGTGATCCTGAGTGGAGACAGCTTTTAGATATGGATGCTAAAGAGGCTTTAAATAAGGCAATTATTAAAAACAAGTTTAATTTAAAAGTCAAAGGTCGCAGGAAATTTAGGGTTAGATCAAGGGATAGAAATTGGTAGAAGCCACACAAACCCTACTAATAAATGATTTTAGCGGTGGTCTAAATCTCCGTGATGCTGAAATTGCTTTACCTTTAAATGAAACACCAAGAGCCTATAACTTTGAAATTGTTACTCAAACAGGACTACAAAAGATTAATGGCTTTGAAAATCTTTTTGAGTTTTCTTTCCCTAGTCATATTAGCTGGGATTATGTGGATGTATACACTGATGATGATTTGAATTATTCAATCGTTGGGGTTAGCTATCCAAATATTTATTTAATTAATCCTGTATCTGGAGCTTATGAACTGATTGGAACTGGATTACATAGCATTGGTGAGCCTATTGGAGTAGAAGCCAATGGGGGATATTTTTTAGTTGATGGAGCAAACGCACCAAGATATATTTATAAAAAAACAGTAACTACAGTTACATGGCCGCCTGTTTACACTAACAACAATAATGCTTCTGGGAATTTAGATGAAAGCCCTTATGCAACCGCAGCTAACCCAGTAGCTAGCACCGTAGGTTTTCCATCAGTAGTAGCGTTTCATGCAAACAGAATATGGCTAGGTGGAGATGCTTCTAATCCACGTAGGCTATATGTTTCCAAGATTGGAGATGTATCGAACTTTTCTTCTAATAATCCTTTAGATTTTGATATTGCTTTTTTTGTGGATATGCCTGTAGTTAGACCTACTGTAGCTTTAAAGGTTTTATCAAATAAAAATTTAATTGTTTACTGCGATAATCAAATAGTAGTGGTGCAAGGGATTAATCCACCTGGTACGGCTTATCCACAACCCCATTTTTCTTTTGAAGTTTTAAACAGCGAACTAGGATGTTTAAGTAAATATTTAGTTCAGGCTAAGGGCGACAATGACCATTATTTTGTAAGCAATCAAGGACGAATTTTTCAATTATCAAGTACCGATAATTTTCAGGATGCTAAGCCTTTTGGTTTAACGCATAAAATATTTCCTCTTTTGCAGCAATATGACAATGAAGTTTTCAAAAGAGGAAGATTAATTAACTTCCCGTTGAAGGGTGAATTACAGTTTTGGTTTCCAAGTAAAACAACAAAGCGTTATCCTGATCAAGCTTTAGTATTAAGCTATGGAGATCAACCGAGTAGCGAAACATGGAGTTTAATTAAAGAATTTGACAAAGATGAAAATATTTTGAAATTAAGATCGTTTTATTTAGATAGGGTTACAAACGAATTAGTTATAGTAACAGATAAAGCGTTCTTACAAATCAATAAAGGTTTTAATTTTAACGGGAACCCAATAAAGTCTATATATCAATTAGCAACTTTAGATTTTGGGCAACCAAACAATACTAAACAAATAACGAACATTACGGTTAATGCACGTTCTTCTAGTGGTACTACGGTAAAAGTAAAGCATACTTGGGAGAATGGGGCTTCTGGCTCAGAGGATGTTCAAATCCCTGCATTGCCAAATAGCTTTTGGGGTGAGGCTGAATGGGGCGTTGATATTTGGTTATCTAGTGCAGGTTTACCGATTGTGTCAAAGAAATTTACTCCAGCAAACCCAACTGGGAAATATTTAAAATTATTCATTGAGCATACTTCGGACAGTGAAGATTTAATTATTGATTCTATTGTTATAGATTTTCAAGTCATAGGCAAAGAGTAGGATTATACTTAATATATATGGCTAAAAAAGGTGGATCTAGTGGCGGTGGCGGTGGCGGGAAAGCTACTGTAGTTGCTAATTCTTTAGGAAATGTTAAGACATTAGCACCTTCGGCAATAGCTCCTATTGCTTCCGTGGTGGGCGGTGTAACTAAGGGGGCTATTGATGCTACGACTCCAACATTTGGATCGGGGATTACTGAACAAGACATAGGTAAAGCACGAGGCGATGTTAATAGAGGCTTTAGAAGAGGAAGCGATATCCTTAGGGGTGGCGTAACTTCTGGCTCAGGCGTGGGGATTGGGAGTTTAACTCCACAAACTAAAAAGCAAATACAAGATGATAAAGTTAGAGCTATTTATAATTCAGAAGCTTTGGCTGGAAAAACCGAAGCAGAAAAAAAGAGATTTATAGAAAAATTCAGAAAAGGTGAATTGAAAGCAGGGGGCAGAGGTTTAGTTAAAGAAGCTTTGACTGGTAGTGGTTATGAATATGACCCTGCTACTGGGAAATATGTAAGCACGGCAGAAGAGCCATTCCTGACCACTCCATCAGATGAGTTAAGAGGTCAAGGAATAGAAAATACTGCTGATATCTTTAGCGAGATGGGGGATTTAACGTCTTTAATTGGTGAAGATGTTAGAGGTGCATTGGATTATAAGCAGAACTTAAGGGATTATTTTTCTAACCTTACTGGTTCAATGGATCAAGAAGGTTTAACAGCTCAAGATCAAGCAGATTTAGATTCACAGTATACGTTAGGAAGAAGAAGGGTTCAAGAAACTTTAAGGGATGATCTTCAAAGGACGATGGGAGATTTAACACAGCGTGGGTTTAGTTCTTCTAGTTTAACAAATCAAGCTTTGCAACGTGGAGCATTTGACCCATTAAGTAGAAATATCGTAGACCTAGAAGCTAGTCAAGCAGGAATGAGACAGGATATCTTAAACGCTCGTGCTTCTCGTAGAGGGCAATCATTTAGAAATTTACTTGGTGCTGGAGCTCAATTAGGTTCAGGCGGCTTTAGCAGTTTAACATCTGGTATCGTTTCCCCAACTGCTTATGGTGGCTTCACTGATCCTGCTTCTGCTGAATTTATGTATGGTGCTTTAACTGGTCAAGCTGGCAGACAAGATCAACGTGGATTGAACTTGGCAGGGATTCAGACTAAACCAAGATTCGTTCAAACGGGAGGGTTCTAAGTTATGCAAAAGTTAGGCGGTAGAGGCTGGGGAATCCTAGCAGGTGCAATCGGTGGAGCAAGTAAAGCTTACGATGAATATACAGAAAAAGAAGTTAAAAAACAAAGAGCAGAAGCACTAAAGGAAGCTTTAGGTGGAATGGGTTATGACAAGTATAGCCAATTTGTAGATCCTGCTACTGGTGAATTAAATGAGCTTGGCGGTGTGTTTTTAAAGAGCGATTTAGACCAACAAGAAATGGCAGCAAAATATGCAATGCTTGGAGATTTAGAAGCGATGAAAAGATCAGGGCGTTTAGCTGCTGATAAAGAGCTTGCTGATTACAAGCATGGTCTTGAATATGGCGGTGATATAAACTTGCAAAACTTAAAGTTTGAGCAACAAAAGGAATTAAGAAGATTATTTCCCAGCACTGGTCGTAGCGGTGGATATGGTGGTAAGCCTGACTTGCCTTTTGATGTTAAATTGAATCAAGATCGTGCTAAGAAATTAGGCAATGAGAAAAACTGGGAAGCCTATATTGGTGAAACTGGTGCAAATATGCCGATATTAAATAAAGCTGGTATCGATAGGGGGGCAATCCAAAGCATGGTAGGTGCTGGAATAGCTCCGTCTAAATGGACTAATACAGTAAACCAAGGCAAATTTAAGGGCATGGCTGCTTTAACCCCAGAAGCTTATGCGACAGCAAAAGCACAAGGTTATAGATTTCCTAAAGGCACAAAGATTGGTGTATCTCCAGAAGAAGCAGCAAGGATAAGAGCCGCAAGACAAGGTATTGTTCCAGTAGCTCCAGCAATGACAGGACAATCTCCAGTGCAACCAGCAAGTTTCGCTTCGTGGCGTAAAGGACAGTAATGGATTTAGGCAAATTTGTTTCAGATATCAAATCTAAAACAATAGACCCGCTTTTAGAAGAGCAGGCGGTCGCTCATTTAGACGGGCAGCTAAAGCGTTATCAACAAGAAACAGGCAATAGATTAACTGATGCTGATTTTGAGGAAGTAAATAAATCACTAACACCAGACAAAATACAATCAGGTTATTACGTTAAAGAAGCCATAAGAGATGCAATAAGAAGTGTTCCTGTAGCTGGTAAAACGATAGCAGGCGGAGTTAAAGCAGCAGCAGAAATTCCAGCTTTAATGCTAGAAACTCCCGAAGCTTTAAAAAGCTTATCTTCTTTTGGTGGCAGGAAGGGCGTTAAGCAAGCATTAGGCGGGGCAGATATTGCGGGTAAATTAGCTCAAGCAGGAAAGTTTACAAGAGATTTAGCAACTGATGTTACAGGGATACAGGACGGGCAAGGATTTCAAGATTTACCTACTGGTATTGGTACAGTAGCAGGGGCTTTAGTTGGTGGTGCAGGGTATCTTAAAGCTATTGGAGCAGCTACAGAAGGAGCCGTAGCAGCAAACATATTTAAGGATTTAACAGCTAAGGGATTAACCAACACAGCAGCACAGGCAGGAACTAAAAGATTTATAGCAGGTACGGCAGCAAATACGATAGCAGGTTCACCGTTATCTTTAGCGGCTTCAATGAATGATGATGGGAGCATTGACCCTAATGCTTTAGCTTTAAATTTAACTATAGATACGGCATTTGGTGGAGCGATAGAAGGTGCTGGAGCTTTATTAACAAAGAATTACGGAAAGCAGGCTCTTAGAGAAGCAGGCAGAATGGCTCAGGGCGGAGAAGGTTTTATCTTTAGAGGCAATAGCAAAGAGTCTTTAAAGGGTATAGCAGAAACAAACAGGGCGTTTAACAGACGTAATGTAGAAGCTTACAAGGCTAAAGGACTTAATGAAGCAAGAGCGGCAGAAGAAGCAAAGTTAGCAGCAGCACAAAAATATGAAAAGATTGAATCTGACTTAATGCAAGCTAGGTCTTTGACGGAACAAAGACAAGGGCAGTTAGCAGACGAACAAACACGCTTAGGACTTAAAGATGAGACTAGACAGAATGTATCTGTTTTAAATGATATTTATGAAGCTGAAAAGCAGACTGCTTTTAAACAGATAGATGCAGAGCAAGATAAATTAGTATCTGAAATTCAAAGAGAAAGCGAGCAGAAAACAAAAGATTTAGTTAAGCAGAAAGCTGATATAGATAAGCAAGAACGTACTTTAACTAAACCATTTGATTTAGAAGAAAAGAATTTAGCAAAACAACAAAAGCAAGTTAATGATTCTTATCAACGTGCTAAGAAACAGGCTGAGACAGAGCCTGTTCAAATGGAAGCTGAACCATTGGCTGATGAAGAGATATTAGCTCTTCCTGAAATTAAAGAAGCCAATAAAGGATTTCAAACTTTACAAAAAGATTTAAGCTCTCAAACCAAAGCTAAGATCACAAACATTAAAACGGCAGCAAAAGAAAAGCTAGCTAAATTTCAAGAGCAGTTAGCAAATGCTCAAAAAGGCTATGATGATTTTTTAGCTAAACAAGCTTCCCCGACAAGCTTTAAAAATGAACCTGCTCGCAGAGCGGCAGAAGCAAGAAAAGCTAGAGCTAAAACTAAATTTGATAATTATAAAAAACGCCATGCTGAAAAAGTAGCAAAACTAAAAGAAAGAGTTAATCAGCAAATAGAGACTGTAAAAACGAAGCAACAGCAAGCATTAGAAGCAAAACAAGCTGAAATAAATCAATTAAAAGCAGATGTAGAAACAAAGCGTTTGCAAGACATAGAACTACAAAAGCAACAAATTAAAGAACAAAGACTTAAAACATTAGATGATGAGTACAATGCAGCTAGATCAGATATAGATACTAGACTTAGTGTAACTAATGCAAATAGAAATCAAGCTGTATCAGAGTTTCAAGCAAAGAAACAAGCTTTATTAGAGCAACAACAAAAGCTAGAGCAAGAGCTTAAAGATAAGGTAGATTATCTAAACAGGCGTAGAGAAGTATTAAAGAAGCAAAAAGAAGTTGCTTTAAATCGTCAATTTAAGAAAGATGCTTTAAGAGAATACAGAGCAAAGATGGGAATAGAAACGCCTGTCTTACGTAATGCTGATGACATTGAAGTAGATCGAATGATTGCTAAAGAGGAATTAGATCAAATTGATTCTCAGTTAGCAGAGCTTAGGAATAAAGCAAATCCTCCCGAGCCATCTGAACCAAAAACAAGTACGGTAACACAGACAGGCGAAGAGTTTTACAAAGATATGGTACAGGCGATGTATCCAAATAATAAAAAGCTAGCAGCTAAAGTAATTAATCATGGAGCTTTTGTTAATGATGTTGATATTCCAACTGCAACGACTAAGCCTGAAAATATTGTCTTAAAGAAGGTTAAAGAAACAGGCAACTTTGCAAATGATGTTTTGCAACCAATGATCTCAGGATTAAGGGATGTATCGGCTAGGCTTGCTGGAAAAGTTAGACAGTTTGAGTTTATGGCTGCTAAAAAAACTAATAAATATCTAGAGCCTGCTGCGACTTTCTTCACTAAATTAAACAGATTTTTAACTAAAGAAGAAAAAGAATTATTCAATTCATATATCATTAAAGGAGACCAAGAAAGTATCTTAGCTTTTCTTAGCAAGATAGATGCACAAGGGAAGCAATATCAAGAACTGCCAGCCTTAATTAAAGCTCCTATTAAGTTTTTAAATGCAGAAGATACGAATAGAGATTTTCTTAAACATATCAATAAACCTTTGACTGAGCAATGGCAAACAATAAGGGAAACGCTAGACGACTTACACGGGCAATTAGAAGATGCTGGTGTAGAAGTCGGTTATATTCAAGATTATTTCCCTACAAGTGTCAAGAAAGATAGCGTTGATACATGGCGTGAGATATTCGGAATAGGCACAGAAGAAAGATCAGCTTTTGATGCGGCTTTAAAACAAGAGAAAAAGAAACTTGGAAGAGATTTAGACCTTGATGAAGAAAACGAATTTATAAACAAATATTTAAGGGGTTACGGAAATGCAAATAGCATACCAATACTAGCAAACTTAAAAGCTAGATCAGGGCTTGCTCAAGGCATGGAAGGATTAACCTTTAGAGATGCCCAAGGCAAAGAGCGTTTAATTTCAACTTTATACAATGACCCATCAACAACATTAGAGAATTATATTAATAGAGCAATTTTTGATATAGAATCTAGAAAGTTCTTTGGTAGAACAGAAGAGGGATTAGATACAAGTATTGGTGCTTATGTTAATGATCTAATGGTAACAGGACAGATTAAAGGTTCTGATGTAGATAAGGTCAAAGAATTATTGACTGCTAGGTTTGTTCAAGGACCTAAAAAACCTGCGGACTTTACAAGACTTGGAAAAGATTTAGCAATAGGCTTTGCTTTAAATGATATTGGCTCAGCTTTAGTTCAAGCCAATGAGGTGGGAATGAGCTTCTATCGTAATGGTTTATTAAATACAATTAAAGGCTTAGGACAATCTTTTAACCCTAAAGCTTTAAAGACTTTAGACTTGGGTATTCAAAGAATTGGGGCTGATTATGCAAATGCTCCATCTGTTATGCGTGCAGCAGTAGATTTAGGTTTAAAGCTCAATGGCTTTAAGGCAGCTAACAAGTTAATGCAAGAAACGCAAATTAATGCAGCTTTTAATTATTTTAAAAATGTCTTTGCTAAAGAGAAGGGAGCTAAATTTAACAAAGAATATTCTTATTTAAAAGGTGCTTTTGGGGTTGAAGAAGCGGATAGAATGGTTGATGCTTTTAGAAGTAAGAGCTTACAGGAAGCGTATGACGATGATAG